AATTTTCCAGCCTTCTTTTGGGTCATAAAAGTCTTTTGAGGGGACAATTCGGCTTAGACGGGTTGGCTTTGAGACCATGTACCCTTTATCGGGCATAGAACCGTCAGTCATCTTGATAGATAGCCCGCCCCATTCTCGGGTGAATTGTTGAATCTTGGCGGCGGTTTCTTGAGACAAGGTATCTTCGCTACCGCCTCCAGTAGCCCAGTTGCCGTGGCTTGATTGGTCATGGTCCCCATGCTTTTCGACATCCTCAGCCCGGGTAATCTCAATGCCATCAAGGGTCGCTGTAATAAATCGGCTCATTTATCCATCCTCTGAAAGACGGCGACTCGAGCCTCATTGCCTACATCTGTTTTATATCCAATAAACTTTAGTGGTGTGCTTCGAGGAAGCAAGACTTCTTTTTCTGTATCTGCTTGAGCGGAACTAAATGAAGCGGTTCCCTTTACGCCACTAACGGCGTTTGCGAACATATCAACTGATAAACCTTTTCCGGTTCCGCTTTCGCTCGGCAAAATAATGGCGACCGTATCTCTCGTTTCATTGATATTTCCTAAATTATTCCTCGCATCTGAATCTTGAGTTATATCAATTCGCGTAGTGGAAAGATACCCTCTATCAGTCACGACATCGCCGGGTTCTAGGGTAGACAAAACTTTATCGCTAAAGACACGATACAAATTTTTGTCTCCAAAAATATCAGGGGATTCTTCAATTGCTTTATCAAGATTTTGAACAATACCTGACATTTTTTTCTCGTCGCCGGGATTTGTCGGATTGTTTCCTGTGCCTCGTAATGGACCATTGACATATTTGTAGCCTTCGCCGATATAAAAAGCAACGGAATCAATTTCGTCTACTGTGATACCAGTAGGTTTTCCATCTTTGTCAAAACCATATCTATCAAAATATGTATTTTGTGCCGCTTCTCTTTCATTATTTTCATCGAAGTTTCCGGTTGCCCAATTACCATGACTTGATTGGTCGTGGTCTCCATGTTTGATAACTGGTTTGAATCCGGGTGGAAAAAGAAGTGCGATACTCATTAGCCACGCTCCGGCGGAATCAATATGACCGCGCATCGGCAATTAGGATGAACGATTGGATTTTGTAATCCGTTTGAGAATACGCCATCCCAAGGAACTTCTTCGCCGTCCATAGGAGCGCACTCATCGCAAGTTCTTTCATCTTGAGCGGTAACCCAACGGCGCATAGTTTCAGGGGCTACGAATCCCTCTTCGGCGGCTTGGCGCCATCCCTCTTCGCGTCCTTCATTCTGAGCAATCTGAATCTCGGTCCGGGCAATCATGGTCGCTCTCTTGCTCTTGAGAGAATCTGAATACCGACTCGCTCTCTCTTGTGCCTTGATTAGCGCTCGCTCCGGCTTATCGCCTTGGCGAACTAATCTTGCGAATTCTTTCTTCTCGAATTCTGTGACTGCCTTTGCCCATTGCGGATGTAGACCAACGACATTCTTGATTCTTTTCGCTGTTGCCTTGACATCAATCTGTTCTCTAAAAGCATCGATAATTGTTTGACGGATAGCCTGTCGAGTGAGGGTATCAATTGAAGTAATAAGTTGAGCCGCTCTTGCTTCAGCGTATCTAAGTGAATTCGGATTAGTGACATTGAATGAAGTGGTTATCTTTACCTTACCGCCACGACGAGTAGGCATTGAAAATGGTTTACCAAAATCCATATCCGCCATCGGCTTTTTACTAGCCGGAAGCGCGGCAATCGCGGTGGCGGGAAGAGATAGTTTTGGTGCCATCTGTTGTAATTCTTTTATTGCTTCATTACCGCCTAAATCAATCGCATTGAGTAGAGCGGCTCTAACTTCTTTTTGATTAGCAATTGTGATTGTTGCTATAAGTCGATTGAGAAGCGCCGGGTCAAGGCGAGACATAAGGCGCTCAAGTTCTTTCATTGAGATTCTGTCTGTCGCTTTCTTGATAGCACGGAACAATTCACGGGCGAGCGCTTGCTCCTCCGGTGTTAGCGGAATTGCCCGCGGACGCTCGGCTTTAGCAAAATGAATCGCCATCGCTAACCCGCCTGTGGACTCTGCGGAACTCCTTGGATGTCGGGTGCTGTTGGAAGATTCTCTTCGCCGGATGTCTCAGGGGCTTCGGGCTGTGGAGGAATCTGCTCTTGCTCTCCCGGTGGCATCTCACCTTCAGGCATAGGAGGCATACCAAAATTTTGTCCATCATGTTCGGCAGGTGGTAATCCAGCCAAGTCGCGTAAGTATTGCTCCAACTTAGGGTCAGGAACAATCGCGCCGGTCTGTACCAATCCGCCTACGAATGAGGAAACTTCGTTCAAATCAACATGGCTTACTTCGCCATAAGTTAGATAAGGAGCGCGAGATACATCCATGCCATTGAGTTTCATAAGGCGTGGAATCGCATGTTGGTTCATAACCTCAGCGATATTCTTTGCGATTGAATCTACCGCCATCGACCACAAATCCATCTTGGAAGTTCCGAGCGCATAGGAACCTACGCGGTCAGAGCCGAGAAGAATAAAGTCAGAGAGAATCGACATTGCTATTCTTTGGTCGTAACGCTGAATAATCCTGTCGGTATCGAACTGACGGCTTCCGCCGGATGATAAGAGAACTAAATCAAAAACCTTATGTCCTTGGTCGTCATACATTGAAGGCATGATGACGCCCTCTTGCTCATTACGCTTGATAGAGGTAACGATGTCCTTGATAGTGGTAAGGACTGTTGATTGCTCCGCGGTTGCGGTCGAGGATAAGAACTCAGGTGGGACATAGGCGACCGGTAAACCTGCTAGGTCACGCTCAACACCGATAGCCTCAATCTCTTCGATGCGGCGCTTGAAGTACCAAGAGCGGTAAGCGTTACGAAGAATGGAACGACCTTCAGGGTTATTCTTATGTGAAGAAGTTCTGAACAATAAAGATTTCTCAATTGGAATTTCGTAGATGCCACCGCTAGATGGGTCTACTTGAATCATTCCTTGAATTCCGCCATCCTCATCAATCATCCAACGGAACAAAGTTTCTTGAGCGCGAATTGGCATCTTGCGCCAACCGATACGACCATCGCTGTGTTTGGACTTCTTGCGTGGGTCTTTGTTATCTCCGGAGCGAACTTTGTAAACAATCTCATGAAAGGAGAAACCAAAAATCAACATTGACAAAATCTGCGATAAAGTCGAGTCCCATGATTCGCTCATATCGTGTAAACAAGATTCAACGAACGCGGCAATTTCTTTATCTTCCGGACTTACACTTCCGTCCTGCGAATCATCGGAGTATGGGTCTACGCGCCATTCAAGCCGGGTAATAACTTTCTCAATTGCGAATAACATCGACCCGATAGTTGGGTCGTTATCGGACATTTCACGATAAACCTTGGCACCGCGGATACCGCGGAGGTTTACAAGGAATTCTTCAAAGACTGTACCGCCGGAACGCCGTAAGCCGGTAGAGCCGAACTCGGATAAATCTAACGGTATCTTCTCTGCCATCCTACCCTCTACTCTTTAGTGGCTAAACCAACGACAATTGCGAGCGCCTCTTTCTCCGTGAAGCCCGCCTGTTTCAACTCCAAGAATAATTCATGAGATTGAATAGCAAAGCCCCGCAAAGGAGACATGACAACATCGCCTTTCGGAGCGAAGTTATCATACACCTCACGATTATAGCGTTAGGCGAATTTTGCCTTTTTATTCTCCGTCAAGGACAAATTCAAAAGAGTTCTGTCGAAGCATCGCAACATCCATCGCAAGTTTCCTCGCCAAATCTTTTGTGCCTGTATAACCGTAGGGACGCTCTTCAATAAGAGTGCCGAAGTCATCAAACTTCTTGAATGATATTTCGAAAGGTAATTCATTCGCACTTTCTGTTAGACGCACTTCGACAAATTCACCTTTATCAATCGCCATTGAAATAAATGGACGACCGTTTGGGGTTACAAGCATCTTCGCAGTTGGAAGATTCTCGATAAAGTAATCGGTCCAAGCCATGCTATCTCCCTTCAGAGATTTTCAACCCCAATGATACTACACCCGGGTTAGAAGGGAAATGCTTCAACCTCCGGT